AGATATTTAAAGAGTTAAAGATAAATGGAGCAGAAGCTACATGGGATTGTCATGGCACACCTGTTGTATTGCATAAGTATATAGAAATCATAGGAGCTAAACTTAATGTAAGTATAGATAGCCTAGATGTTATAGAAGCTAATGCTAAAGATGGTATAGTCAGCATGAAATGTGTAGCCTCAATCAAAGATAGACAAGTTATATCCTATGGTGAGTGTAGTCCTAAGAATAATAAGAACGCCTATCCGTATGCTATGGCAGAGAAGCGAGCAGTAGATAGATGTATCTTAAAACTTGCTAACCTACATGGCTTTGTTTATTCAGAGAATGAGATAGATGACAAAGCACCATCAAGCAAACCTAAAGTAGCAGAGAAAAAAGTAATTAGTTCCGAGCCTACTGTTCAAATGTTTATTGATGAAATGAGTCATAAACAAACGTATACAGAGTTTAATACTACTGTTAAGAAATATCAGGGAGCTATGATTATAGCTAAGAAAGATGATCCTGAATTATTTGAAGAAGCTAAAACTAAATACGAACTAATCAAAGCAAACCATACGAGAGGTATAAATGTACAATAAAATAACACTAATAGGTAGACTAGGTAGAGATGCTGAATCTAAAGAATCTAAAACAGGCAACAAATATTGGAAGTTTAGTATTGCTACCAATGAATGGATCTCATCTAAGGGTGAAGAAGAAACAACTTGGCACAACATCACATGCTTTAATGATTATGTTGGTAAGCAACTTGATGAGAAAGGCAAGGCAGGTACTCTGCTTTATGTAGAAGGCAAGCAAGCATACAATACTTACACTAATAAGGACGGTCAAGAAGTTACAGCAGGTCAGGTAATTATGGATAGATTTGGATCTGTATGTAAAATCATGGAGAAGGGTGCGCCTAAAGCTAGTGGCAATGTCAAAGCAGACAATGACTTTGATGATGACGTACCATTCTAGGAGGAGTAATGAAAGTTAAAGCAAGACAAAGAGATGTTTATTACTTTATCAAACATTTCATTGCAGCATACAAAGCATCACCTACATATAAGGAAATATGTGGGGGGTGTCGCATTAAAAGTAAGAGTCATGCCTATGGTTTAGTTAAACATTTAATTGATGAAGGGTACTTAGAAAAAACTAAAGACACCAATCTTAATCGTCAGTTGAAGTTAACTAAAAAAAGATATAGGATCATGGTGTAAACACCTCGAGTTTACCACGCTAGGTTAGTTTATTTTTTTCATTGCCTGGCGATTCCTAAACTTCCCCCACTAGCTGGGGGTTTTTTTTGTCAAATCAACGAGAAGATATCTAACATAAAGATACAAAAAGATTGGTATATTTGGTATACGATTGGGTAGGGGTATATATTTACGGCTGTATATGGGCGACTGAGGGCCTCTAAATTGTAAGGTTTGTTCTAATTCTTAGCGAATGGCATCCATTCTTCTATTTGCTCATCAGTCATGGTAGATTCTGGTATCGGACAGCCTGAAATAGAATTAATTCCTTTGCCAATTAATATGATTCCAAGAAATAAAGCTAACACAATTAAAAAATCTTTCATCTATCGTCTCACTAATGAACCACCAAAATATAATCCTATAATACTAGACACCACATGCGTATCTAATGGTGTGATTACTAATCCACCTAATGGTTTCCACAATGTCATGTCAGTACTGCTACTAAATATCCAGAATCCTTTGGATACTGATTCGGTATAGCCAACAAAGATATCCATGTTAGGATCTATGAATGGTGCTAACTTAGGTAGGACTATGATTGCCATAACACACATCAAGGCAATGTATCTTCTAGTGTTCTTAGTGAATTGATCTGTTACGTTACGTGCTTTGTCAAACTGTTTGGATTGGAAGTCTGCTCTTTGCATTAACATCTTTTGTTGCTCAGCTTTATCTTTACTAGCTTGAGCCATGATACCAAGAATACCACCCAGTACAGTTGATGCACCCATTGATAGTAGTTCCATTGGTATACCCATGTTATCTCCCTAACGGATTGTCATTCAAAACTTTATATAATTTTTCAAATTCTTTCTCACTCCAGGATGTCATGCTTTCTTCTACATCTGATATCTCATCGTAGACTTCTGATATATCTAACTTCATTTCTTTAAGTTGAGATGATTGAGTTTCTACAATACCTTCTAGCTTTGCTATTCTATCTAACAGTACAGAGGTATCAGCCTTCTTAATCTTGCCTAGCCTGGCATTAATCTTTTTTACTTCGTCTACTGTATTTTGGAGCTTTGAATCGTTTGCGCTCATTTTGTAAATTATGCCACCTGCGGCTGGTATTATTGTCAAGACCAGCGATAGTAATACTGCTGGTGTTAAGGTTATACTCTTGCTCCCCTCCATATATCTGCTCCTGTCTGAGACTAATCGTTTCCACGATAGTAATACTATCTTGAATTATTTGCAAATAAGCTATGGGTAATGGTAGTTGCTCTATAGTTTGAGGCTTTGTAGTACTGACATCAAGCGTAGTCTTAGGCCTGCTAGTATTTTTTTTAGCTGTGTTTGTAGGTCTATTAGCTTGAACGTTATCTTTTGTTTTAGATTTAGATTTAGTGCTGTTGGTTCTGGCATCACTACTTTCTTTTGTTTTGGTTGTTGCAACTGTTGTTGTTTCTTTTGGCTCATCGCTTTGGTTGGCATCGGCTGTACTTTCTTTGGTCTCCCTCTCCCCCTTTTCTTTTGGCTTTGGCTTTGTACTGGTGTCTCGTACGTTGCTTCCTTCATCTGTTTTTGTCTCAGCGATTTCAATTTTGCTTTTTGTTTCTGGCTCAATTTTCCGTCTTTCATCTGTAGTCTCCACCATCTCTGGTTGTTGTGGTGGTTCTTCAACCACTATTTCTTGAATCTCTTGTATAGGTTCTACCTCAATCGTGCCGCTCATGTCAACAGGGATCTCTGTTGGTGTTGGCATCTCAATACTAATCTCAGGCATACTAATATCAATGACAGCTACTGGTTGTATCTCTGGTATTTCTGCTACTATACTATCGATACTAGGTAGAGTAGGCACATCCTGAATAAGGTCTAAGGTAATTTCAGTAGATAGTTCAAGGCCACCAATCATAGGTTCTTCTACTACTATTTCTTCTATGATTGCTATCTCCTCAATGACTGGTTCTACAACAATAGGTTCTACAACGACAGGCTCAACAACGATTGGTTCAATGATAACGATTGGTTCAACTACAATAGGCTCAACAACAGGAGCTACATAGTCCTGGTAAGTTACCATTAATTCATAGTTGTCAGTAATAGGACCAAGCCATGAGTTTGAGTTACCAGTATCTACGCCTGATAATTCAAAGTTAATCGCTACATTATCGGTGAGAAAAGTATCATTGATAGACTTAGTAAAAGTATGATGTGTCCAACCATCTTCATAAGGTACAGCAATAGTATGGCTAGATATTTCTGTAGTTGTGCCATCCGTAAAAGTTATATTAGTTACTATAGTGTCGTCACCACCAGCAGTACACCAACCATTAGGTGTATTGCCACAACCATACCCATTGTATTTTATGGTATACGATTTGATTTCTTTGCCTTGCTCTATACCAGTTAGATTAACCAGTTGCGATATGGTAGACGTTTGTCCTTTGAATCTTACAGTAGGACTGTTGCCTGCATCACTATAAGAATTACTATCACGCCTAACATTACTATCTGAAAGAGTCCACCCATTTGTATTCTCGTTAAATGTATTGTTAGTTAGTAGGTTGTCCGTAGTTTCCTCTGCTGATAGGTTTATCCACATCAAACTTAACAGCATTAGTTGTAGGCATCTTAATAACATTGTTCTCCTCATCTAATATACCACGCTTACGATACTCGGCAATAGCTTCATCACCTATCTTACCATTGATAGGACAAGGTGAGCCAGCCGCTATCATACTTTTAAATACTCTAGGATCTTGACATAACATAGCGGTCGCACTTATTTTCATCCCTAGCTGAGCCAAAGCCCTACTGAGTTTGATGCGCTGACAGTTTTTATCTTCTACATGCACACCACCTGAGATACCAAACCATCCACCTGAAATACCACCTGCTCTTACCACTACACAGATATCAGAGTACGCACCTGATGCACCCATAGATGGTACGGATGGTGGAGATACTGGCATATCTTTGTAGTGTATATTGGATGTGTTATCGGCTGCTTGACACTCAGCAATGTAGGCTAGGACTATAGCAAGTATTACTATAAAGGCTAGGCTGCGCATACATTAATCTTCCAACTCTTGTGCTGTTGGTTGTGTTTCAGTAGGGTGATTCCATGAAGCAATGTAATCTTCACCGCCATCATTTTGTACAATTATATTTGTAACAAAATCTATGTCTGTTACACCTGACTTTAATGTTTTAATTTTTTCTACTAATGTTGCCATGTTAACTCCTTATATAAGTGCCTTGAAAAAATTTTAATTCTCCGCCAGCACCTGTATTTGTGCTTCCGCCACTATTCTGATAAACATATAATTCCACATAATCATCTGCATCTAAATAAATTAATGCTGATACACCAGTTTCCATACCAAAACCAGTTACACCTGTACCTTGTGCACCTCTTTTATAACCACTACCATTTTTATAAATGTTTATAACACAAGCTCCTGATGTTGCTCCAAAATAAAGTCCGCCACTTATCTGATAGTATCCTGCAACTGTTGGTGTAAATCTATCACTAGCAAACTTACCATCTGTATCAAATTCTTCTGTATCAAATGTAAGTTTAGTCCAAGAAGCATTACCTATACTTTGTGCAGGACCATGAGCTGAAAATGCAGGACCAACAACATTAACACTAGATGTTACTGCTGGTATGGTTACTGTATTAGTGCCTGCTGCTGCTGGTACATCAACCGTTACTTGTCCTGAACTACTGCCTTTAATTACTAGTGCCATTAGTCTGCCTCCGCTATGGTGTTACCGTCTGCTACCCATTCTTGTACAGTTTGATAGTCTGAATTATCGCTAACCATTGGTACATCCCACCAAGCATCATCTTGTAGAGTAACTCGTACAATAGTAGTATCTTCTCCACTCATTACTGGCGGTAATTTTTTAACTGTTTTTATATTGTCTTTGTCCATTATAACTCCGCACTATAAATTAAACTTGCATCACCTGTCTTGAAAGTAATTAAAATACCTTCATCTAAAGCAAAAGCACCACTTACAGTCCAATCTATAGAATGTGAAAATCGAGTAGATACTGCTGTAGCACTACTAGCTGCTGTTGAGCTACCATAAGAACGAATAAAATCTCCCGTTGCTGTAAAACTTGGAGCTGACCTCATCGGTGTTCTAAAAAAGTATGCTCCTCTGGCTGTATTAGCATCCACACCATGTGCCATCATAACAGGACCATAGTTTGCTTCTTTTGTAATTGCTGTGCAATACCTTTGACATCTTGCTAAATTATCACCAAAAGATTCATGTTGAAAAGGAGCTATGCTGTTAGCATCGAAAGTTCCTTGTTCTAATTGTACTCCAGCTAAATAAACAAAATCAGTATTGGCTAACGTGCCTGTTGCAAATTCAATACTTAATGAAGTAACATTTGTAGCTACAGAAAAATTATGCACATACTGCACCCAATCAGCACTAGGTGAAACTGTAGCTGTTGAAGCTACTGAACCTGCAAATAATACAACTGAATCTGCTCCTCCTGTTCCTGTTCTTATTCTAATAATTACATCAACATCAGATTTATAATAAAAACTTAGAGATGCTGCTTTGCCTAGCAAAGGATAAAAATTTTTATATTCTATTTGTTGTCCTGTTTGAAAAAAACTAGAAGCACCTGAAGCTAACATTTTTTGCGAATTAATAAATCCAGTTGGAGCATCAGTATCCTGTGATACTGCAACATTTCCTGTTGTAGCAGCTTGTTTTTTCCATCTATCTATTAAGTAAGCAGATGTACCATCAGCACTTGTTCCTCTTTGTGCAACCGCAAAATCACCATTAATGATAAGTGGCTTAGCACTTCTTCTATCTAAGACTGCTGTGTTATCTGCTACTGTGCCATGTAATGTTAGTGCCATTGTTTACTCCTTTGGATACTTGTCTTTAATTGCTTTGATTGCATTTGCCATGTCTGTAGGGAATACTCCTGCGTGATACAAAGCATCAAGCTGGTCGCCAATCGATGGATATTCATATTTTCTTTTATCTTGATAAGTAAACTCATAAACTACTGGAGCATCATCTGCGTGTTCAGTAACTTCACCTGTTATTACATTAATTTCTTTTCTTGCCATCTTAATACTCCCAAGCTATGTTTACAGAACCATGGTCAAAAGTTTGTCCACCTACATTAGTAAGACGAATTCTATCTAATACACCACCTAAAGTTATAGAACCACCACCCATTTTTACATACTCAGCTACACCATCACTTGTAACACTACTCATACACCAAGTATTACTTCCTATAGTTTGTATAACTGCTGAACCTACTGTTTTATCTGCTGTTGCACCACCAGCTCCCATTATAAAACCAGCTGTAGATGTAGTACCATCTCTAGCACCAGAACCAGTGTATCCTGCCGCACTTATATAACCACTTGTAACTAACCCGCTAGATGTGCCTATTTGTAACATTCTTAAACCAGCAGCACTTGTTTTAACTTGATTAAATAAAACTGTAATTTTTTTAACACCACTAGGTATGCTCGTAAAATCTACCGCAGTTCCTGATGTGGTTGCTACTGCTGTACCGTTAGTAATTGTAGGTATTACGACAGTTCCGTTGCTGTTAATAGTCGCAACAGTTGTGCCATTGGTTTGTATCTCTACCGCACCACTAGTATCTGATACTATCTTTAAACCATCACTGGTATCTGCATTAATTTTACATGTCATAAGATTACTAACCTCTCTCCACTTGGTATGGTTAATGTTACACCACTATTAATAGTTAATGGTCCCACAGTACTAGCTGATTTGCTAGAAGTTATGGTGTAGTTAGTAGTCATGACTCTAGCGTTTTCATAAAACACCTGGTCCGTACCACCACCTGTTGCACCAGCCGCAGCCAATGCCCATTTTAATCCTGTGGTTTCACCACTTGCTGCTGTCAGTACATAATCATTCGTACCTACAGCGAGTGCAGATGGATTGCCTGAGCCATCCCCTGCTAGTATATTTCCTTTGGTAGACATATCAACAGCCGTTACAGCTCCTGTGCCATTACCTATTAATACGCCATTTGCTGTAAGTGATGTAGCTCCTGTACCACCATTGGCTACAGGTAACGTACCTGTAACTTCACTACCCAAAGCTGTCGAATTATCTATGGTTACCCATGCACTACCATTATAAAATTTTAGCACATTGCTAGAGGTATTAAAGTTTAAATCACCAGCATCATTGTCAGAGCCTGGATCACCACTTGTTACTCTATATCTTGCTGCAAAACTATTAACCCCTGCTACGTTAGAGGCAACGGTTGCTATATTATTTACTACAGTTGAGCTAGCTAATGTGTTTAAGTCTGATACAAAATCACTAGTAGCCAATGTGTTTAAGTCGCTTACAACATCAGATGTAGCTAAGAGATTTATATCTGTAACGATATCTGATGTTGCCAGTATATTTAAATCAGCAACAATGGCTGATGTGGCTAACGTATTAATGTCTGAAACTATATCTGAGGTAGCCAATGTATTTAAGTCAGATACTATATCGCTTGTTGCAAGTGTGTTGATGTCGCTTACAATGTCAGACGTTGCTAGTATAGCCATGTCGGCTATAACATCAGAGTTTGCAAGTAACGCCATATCAGCTACAACATCACTTGTTCCTAGTAAAGCCATGTCTGCTACAACTGCACTTGTACCTAATAATCCCATTGCTGTTACATTAGCTGATGTACCTAAATGGCCCATAGCTGTAACATTGGCAGAAGTTGCTAGTAAATCCATGTCAGTTACGATGGCTGAAGTACCTAATATTGCTAAGTCTGCTACAGCATCACTTGTTCCAAGCCTACCAATCTCAGTAGCTACAGCAGCAACAGCACCTATATCAGTTGAATCTCCAGCAACAGCAGTTACATTAGATGCAATTCCTGCGACTGTAGTTACATTACTGGCTACGGCTGCAACCGCACTTATATCAGATGTAATTGTTCCAAGTGTAGCAAAGTTTGTTGATGATAATGCTGCTGATGGATTACCATCATTGTCAAATTCTAATATTTTGTTTGCTCTAGTTGCTTTAACAGGCAACTGCATATCAAAGTTTGTAGTTGTTTCTGCTAACGGTAATCGTAATGATCTTGAGGTACTTTCTTCTCTCTCTGCCATCATCGCCATCAATACATCAAGTTGTGTATTCAATGCAGTTACATCAAACGATGCGGCTGGAGTAAAGTCTGTGGTTCTTTCTACTGTTATGTCTCGTACAATTACTATGCTGTCATCTGCTGTAGCACCAGCACCTAAAGTT